TGTCTTGTCTAACTGCTCAATTAAAAACGCCTTTTGACCTTCGCTTACTTCGTCTTTATGCTCATTGGTAGCGTCTGCATCTTTAGTATCGTCTATTGCAAAGAGCCCGTTAAGTGCGTACTTCCTGGCGTAGCTACTTGCTGCTCCGGTAATCTGGCTATCTGACATTCCTTTTTGTGCCTCAGGTTCTCTTGCAAATGCGGTTGCTTCTACTGAGTCAGTTTCATCAAATATCCTTGCAGTTGATTTTACATATATTCTATTACCAATCATTGAAATATCATCTGTAATAGTTAATATGCACTTGTGCTTAAATAATAAAGGCTTTACTGCTTCTAATATATCTTCTGCATTTCTATAAGCATAACCACCAAATTTATTAAATTGGCTTTTAGGAGATTTCAATTCGTTTTGAATTTGCATTAATTTGTTCATATTGCGTAATTTATATTTTTTCTAAAATCTATTGCTTCTTGTAATGTATAAAATCTATAAGTTTTGTTTAATATTTTAGTAGCATATTTCTTTTTAAGTCCATTAGTATTATCTAAATATACACCAATAATTCCTGTTTTATGGTTTGGTTTTCTAATAACATTCAAACAGTTTTGGTGCTGAGTTGTATCTCTTAAATTAATAATTCTATTGTCTGATGGTATTCTATTTATATGGTCGATAACTCCATTTGGTATACAATTATGATACTTTGCATAAGCTAACCTATGCGCCTTATATTGCTTACCTTTTATTTTAATAATCAAATATCCATCTTTATCAAAAGAGCCATTTGCATTTTTTCTTAACAAATGTTTTACCTCTCCTGTTTCTGCATTGTAATCAATACACTTTGCTGCTTCTAAAATATTATCCATTGGTTTCTTGTTTTGGTTCTTCAATAATATAATGTTCTAATACTTCGATAGTCGGTTCTTGTTTTTTTCTCATAGCTATAAATAACTCATAGGCTTGTGAGTAGTCCAACGATATAGTGTCCTTTTGGTAGCGACCTTCTACTGTTGTATAATAGTAAACATCGCCTCTATGGTTAGTTTCTTTTACAAATTCAATCTTCATATAATTCGTTTTTTAAAAGTTCAAGTTCTGCATTGTTTTCTACCCAACGAGTAAACGTGTAATCGTCATCTTCGTAATCGTAGTTTTTAGGCAATAAGGCAGGGTCATAAGGGTTTGTAGTACTCCTATCCCCGTCAATTAAGATGTTCCCGTATCGCTGATATTGGAACAATTGGTAGTTGGTTAAATGTGTCATTTTGTGTTTTGTTTCAACAAAAATACTACAATTAACAATACAAAGTGTAAAATTATATAAATTATTTTTGCAACAATGTTGCATATAATGGGTCTTATATAGGACAAAAGCACATCGAATTGTGCAATTTATAGCACATTATGTACATCAGAACGTACAAAGTCGGAAGTAAAATGCAGCCAAAAGTAGTAGTTTTACTACCTTTTTATATGCAAGAAGGTAACATTAGATTGATTTTATTATACTTATATGCTTTAAAGTATAATTAATCTAAGAAGATTTTAAGTGTTTTACCCCCGTCTTGATAGGATAGTTCTATTGATTTGAAGTCGCCAAGTTCTTGGTATAAGGTTAATATCCTACCTATTGGGCGGTCATTGGTTGCGTGGTTAATTACTTCTAATCTTGTAATCTCTGGTTTGGTTTCGTTTTCCATATTATTATCTTTAAACTTTATAAATTGTATACGGATAGTAATCAACGCAGTAAATCTTAACTACATCGATATTATTTATTTCTTTATCATATTGTTTTATTGTATATGAATAAGAATAATAACCTTCATAATCGTCAGGGTATTTTGTATCATATGTGGTAAATCCTAAGCATTCAGCCTGTCCTTTATTTACACCATAATAATCATCTAATCCTTTTTTAATTGCCTCAAAAGATGAAGCAGATAATATTGGCTTATACTCATTCATAGCTATATATGTTACTTTTACTCTTGTTGCCATAAGTTTTACTATTTTATAATAAGTTGCACTTTAGAGCAACTTTTGATAATAAAGTTTGTCAGAACCCCCGTAAGAATATTCTGGTAAGTAAAGCCTAAAACCACAAGCAATAAGATTATTAGCGCTCGGAAAGTTATCTAATGTAGTATAAGTAATAGCAATATGGCAAAAAGTAGATGCAGCTTTTAGCCTTGTTTTAATCATTCGTCTTTGTATGCCCTGACCTCTGTATTCTTTTTTAACCCACGCTCTGTTAAATATGCAGATGCCTTTTGAATAAATAGAACCGCAATAAGCTACTATCTCGCCTTGATCTAACATAACCCACCACTCCCGGTTGAACTGGAACTCATCAGCGCAACCCTTAAAGTTTGGGTTGGTGTAATCTAATTCCCTGAGTTGCTCGTAGGTTTCACGATCTAATATATTGCCGAAGCTAAATATCTTTTTGAGGCGCATTGTGTATAGTTTCTAATTTGGTTAAATAAAGTATTGCATCTTGCAGCTCTTCCTTTAGGTGCGTTATCCATTGACCGGTGTTTAAATCTGTTCTGTCCATTGTAGTTCCGTACTTTGATTTCCCTACAAGTTCACGCCTACGCATATCTTCTATTACTGCTGCTAATATTTTACTGTCCATTTATTTGTCGGTTTTGCTATGTATCTTAAAACAAGTTTTGCACTTGTATTGTATTTTCTTTACACCCGTTGCGGTTGTTCTACGAAGTGAAATAATCAAATCATCGCTTCCACATTCAGGGCAAGAGCCTCGGTCTTGACCGAATATAACCCCGTAATGTGTTTTAGGTTCTATGTGGTTTTTTAGTGCGTTAAATACTTGCTCTAATAAAACTACGTCCTTCTGGCAATACTTAATCATTTTAGCCATAGCGACTTTATCCTTATGCAGAACGATGTCTTTCCATAAACTATATTCCGTCTTAATCTTAGTGCCAATGCCTAAATAATCAGCTATGTAATTAAGCTTGTTGCTATTAAATCTAAACTTTTGACGTGCTACTTTTAACGTGTCGATAGTTGTATAAGAAGGGAACATTTCTATTCCGTGAAATAAACACCTGGTTCTAACCCACGGCAAATCAAACTTGTCTCCATTATGTCCTACTAATTCCGAAGCGGTATTGGCTACCTCTACAAACTTTTGAAGCATCTTTTTGTCGCATTGTTTACTATCCCATTCCAAATGGTAAACTTCTTTCTCATCTTCCCACTTGTAACATATACAAATGATTGCCCGTTCTTTAATAATGCTTTCGGTAGAGATGTTTAGTTTATAACCTGCGCTCCAGAAAAACCCGATGTTCGGACTTGATTCCAAATCGAAGTAGAGTCGTTTGCGTTTTGATTTTAGCATTGTTTATTTTTGGCTGAATTTATCTATAGTTGTAGTACCCATAGCAGCTATGCAAATAACCATTACGGCATCTACAAGCTTATCCGAAGGGGCAATCTCTTGATGCGTGAAGCTATTAGCTAATAAGGTAACACAGATAAACAAAGCCGATAGTAAAGCAATAACTCGCTTAGTAGACACGCTACCTCTTTCGTCTGATAATAAATTGGCTAACCATTTCATAGTATTAATTTAAGGTGTGAAGTATAATTTTGACTCAGATGCTCTACGCTTTGTAAGACCTGCAAGAACTTTCCCACCTGCCTTGTTCCACTTAGCAAATTCTAAAGCAATAGAAGGGTCGTTAGGGTTAGCGTTTACCTTCTTTAATAAAGTAGAGTTTCTTAAGTTACCAATACCTGCGTTATAGGCAAAGCTTGTAAGGGCAGCGAACTGATTAGGCGTAACCGCACTCTTAACTAATGGAGCAACCTTATCAGCAAACTCTTTAGATATGATTTCAAATAATTGATTGGCACGTTCTTGGCTAATCTTATCTCCTGGTTTTACAGGTTTACCATCTTCAAAAAAAGTATTCCCGTAACCGATAGTATCTTTTGCAGCACTGCACTTGTAAGCTACTAATTTGCAGCCCTCGAATAATTTAATTAGGTCTTTACCTTTGTCGTTTAATTGCATTTTAATTTATTTGTGAGTATAGAAATAAAGTTAGCATAGCAAACAGAACTGAGTTAAGCCTATGAAGTTTTAATTCAAAGTTCATATCCTTTTCGTACTGCTCGTAGATTGCTATGTTTTTATAGTATCTATTACGATAATCGTTTAACGTGTCAATCGCAATTTTATTGCGTTGAGTAAGGGTATCTTTAATGGTAAGTAGATCAATGCGAAGGCTATCCCTTGTCTTGATGTTAGCTTTAATTAAGCTATCAATTCGAGTGTTTTGGTAGCTTACTAAATTAGTTAGGCTATCAAATGAGTTATTAATCTTTTCGCCTTCTGTACGGCTAATAACAATCTTGTCCTCGCCTCCTATCTTCTTAACGTATTGGGCGTAACTGGAACTTGGTGCTATTAGTATCAACAGAATTAGCGGAATCCAATTTAGCCTTAACTTCATTTAGTTCCGTTTTTAATTCTTTTACTTCTTGTTTTAAGGTAACTATTGTTTTTACTGTCTTAGTTATTACCTTCTTATTATCCTGAGAAGCCACACCCTGCACCGTTTCACTTTGCACTTGGCTTTGTTTTACTTTGTCTTGTAACTCTTTGATTTGATTGTCGGTCTTAGTTCCGCAACCTATCAAAGCTATTAATAATAAATAGCGCATTATTTAAACTTTTTAAGAGCCTTAAGGTCTACTGCCATTTCTAAACGAGCCGTACTTGCTGCGTTACTGCTATCGCTCTTACGCACCATTTCATACAAGCTGCCAATCTTTTCGTCTTGCTTTTCGTTACGCTTTGCATTGTCGATATAGAGGTAACTAATACCGCAGATACATAAAAATAGCATACCAACGACAGGGTTTTTGCTAAACTCTTTGAATGAAATTGGTAACGGGTTTGCCGATACGCTTACGCTTCTTGCTGCTTTTGCCATATTATTTTCTTTTCCAAAAGAATAAGATTAGCGTAATTATCAAAATAAGGGCAATTAGAGCCTTATAGAATTCGCTGAAGGACTTATCCTTAGTTTTAGTTATCTTCGAAATTTGGGTACTTTCTGTGCGATTGAGAGCCATTGAGTCCGTCTTGGTCTGCTTACTATCCGTTTGTTTTTCTTTTGTGCCTCTTGTGTAGGTTTCTGTGTACTTAGGGATTGTTATCATACTATCCTTAGTAACCCACAAAGTATCGTAGTAAGTAATGGTCTTGGTAAAATACTCTTCCTTTTCTACTACTTTGGTAACGCTATCGAAAACGACTACACGCACCGAGTCAAAGGTTTTAACTACAGTGCTATCTAAACGCTCCGATGCCTTCTTAACTGAGGCGCACGAAGTAAGTAATAAGGCTAAAAGTATTAATCTCATTTGAGTTTCTTAGTCATTTTGTAGTAGTAGCGAATAGCCATACCGCCTGAAACAATAGCCACCAAACTTGCAATCAATGTGAATAGTGGTTGAATACTTGTAATGCTTATAGTAGCACTAATTAAAGATACGATTGTTGATTGGTCTGCTTGGTGGTTATTTTCCATTTATAATTCTTCTTCTTCTTGTTTGTTAAATTCGATGCCAGTAGTCCAATCTTCTAAAAAAGTAAAGTCCTGCAACCCTTCTTGATTGACTACGTTAATTATTTGAAAGTCAAATTCTTTATCATTTAAAGCCTCGATGTCCTTAGTAAGCTTCTTGATGCCTTCCTTTGTGAACTTGTACCCGCCTTTCTCATCAAGTAACAAGCAATCCTTATCATCGGTTTGTGCATTGTCTAAACGTAAGATTTCTACTTCGGTATTATAGTCATCGTGATGTGGCTTAATCTTCTCGTATATTTTAAAGAGCTTCTTTTGAACTTTTGTTTCCTGATTGCCGATTACAACATTAATGTTGCTTACTAATTGTAATAGTTTTTTGTACTGCATAGTTGTTTTTTTTTGTAAAGATAATTAGATTTCTGTATTTTCTACATAATCGCCTACGATTGTTACATTGATTTGAGCCGCAATCCAATCATAAGCATATTGATTTGTCTGCCAATCAGCATAATCCTGCCCTTCCATTGTCAAGTTGCCCTGAGATAGTTGCACTTGTGTATCGCTTAATAGCGCATAGTAAAAGGTTGCAGAAGTGCTTAAATTGTCATTGATGCAGTATGAGTTTAAGATAACTGCAGTTCCTAAGTTTAGTGGGAATACCACTGGTTCGATTTGTTTCATTTTATTTGTTTTAAATGTTTGTCCAAGTTGTCCCGTTGTAATAAGACATTTGGTTTAATGTTGTATCGTAAACTACTAATCCCGTTGCAGGGCTACTAATAGCGTTCTTTTGTGTTGTGGTCATTCTTGGTGGTAAAAAACCTTTAGTAGTAGAAGTTATATGTAATATAGCAGAAGTAACATCAGTAACACTATTAATCGAAGTATTACCACTACCGAACATTGTAATATTATTATTACCACCAGCTCTTAATCGAAATTGAGTATTAGCAGAAACAAAAGTATTTTCTATTATTGATGTAGTTTGACCACCAGTATCATGTCTAAGTATCAAATGTTGATTTGAAGTTCCAATAGGAGAACCAATTTTTATTGCACCTTGTGTATAATTATCTAATAAACTTATTCCTGGATTAACTCCATCATTACCTGTAATTTGAAGATATTGTTGAATTCTAGCATTACCATTTATATCAACTCTAAAACCGCTATCGGTAGTCGAATTAAACATAGTATTACCACTACCAAACATTGTAATATTATTATTACCACTAACTTTTAATTGAAATTGTGCATTAGCAGCAACAAAATTATTTTCTATTGTTGATAAAGTTTGCCCACCTTCAGTATGTCTAATTATTAAATTTTGATTAGTATTTGCAACACTACCAACTTTTATTGCACCCCCAGTTGCATTTTGAACACTTAATGATGCAGCAACTCCATTACCTAAAATAGTAGTATTTGATTGCACCCTTGCAGTACCATTTACATCTAACCTAAAGCCTGCGTCTGTTTGTATTCCAGGAGCTATTAAAAAATTACCATTTGAGAATATAGTTGCTCTTGTTAAGTTGTTAGTT